AATTGAAATTATAAACCACATCGCAATACTGATGAAGCTTTGCCCCTTGCTCCGCTGCAAAACCCCTATCCCTTGTTAGCCGCCTTACATGCCTATACCAATCCTGCTGATTATCTACATAGTTCACAATATCAGGCGGAAAGCCCCGGTAAGGATCAACATTGGAAACCACAACCGGAACGCCCATATTTGCCGCTTCCAATATTTTAAGGTTGCTTTTGTGCCAATTAAACTTATTATCGGTTAATGGGATTAATGCAATATCAGCATATTGGTAAAGGGAATAATAAGCATCAACCGCCCGGCCATCCAATATAACCCCTGGCATTTGCAATCCATTGGTAAAAGTGCTTACCATCCTTTCCCAAACAGTTTGCCCTTTAACATATCCGCCCATTACCATCATGCAATGATTTTTCAGGTACGTATCCGAACAAATCCTTTTAATCGGGTTTCTCAAAATAGCAATGTCATTTTCATGCGTTACCCCGCCTGCCCAAAATAACCTAACCTTTGCCCCTGGTTCGTGCTGTATATTAAATTGCGGATGCTGGTAATCAATGGCATTTGGTAAAACCCAAACATTTCTATTGTAAGGCAAAACCGATTCAGCCAACTTATCGTGAGTTACACTTACCGCATCTGCAACGGTTATCGCATGCAAAATATAGGTGGATAGGTTGTACTGTTTGTAATAGTCATAAAGGATATGTGACGGATCTAAGTCCCAATGGTCATCCAAATCAACAATAAGCCTAAATCCGTATTCTTTGCGCTGCTTTAAAATGTCGGATAGCTTATTTAATGGGAACATTCGATTGACAAAAACAACATCAAAACCGCTGCAATCTTTTACCTTACCTTCTGATCCTATGTGATTTGTGAAGGTTACATCAAGTTCAGGTATGGCAGATAGCGGAATATATACCCTGTGATAAGCTGGTCCGCTTCCATCATAGATTGCTAATACTTTAGTTTTTACCATGTGGTTAAAGTACTATACCAAACTGATTTGGCTGATTTTCAGGGTCGGTTATTGCCTGAATAAATGACGCTATTTCATTTGCTACTAATTCGAAGTCATCGGAAAATATACACAACTCTGTTGAGTAATCACCATCTGATCCAACCTTACATTTATCTTGTTTTGAAATCAATATTTTAATAATTTCTTCTTTTACTTTTTGCATTTTATTTTATTTTTAGTTTTACCATGCTGCCTTAATCTCCTTTCTTGCCTGAGTAATCGCATATTTAACCGATTCATAAGGTATTTTAGTTTGCAATGAAACAGCCCGAACCGTTCCCAATTTTGCGTATAGTTTCAATATGCCCGAATAGTACCAGTCTATTTTTTCAACCCTATCTAATACTCTATCTAAAAAATCATTGTATTCTTCATTTGCTGGCTCGGCTTTTTTGCACCAATCTATAAAACCTTCAATTTCCATATCAGAAGCATTCCCGTTATCTTCTCTTTTTAAAGCAATTGATTGCCTGTATTGGCCGACCATCTTTGCTACTTTCCCATATCGCTGATTCTTTAGATTGATTATAATGGTTGCAACATACTGCCTTAGCTTACCCCTGCTTTCCTTTTCTTCCAATGTACCAGGTGTAAGGTTAATCAAAATGATAAACAAATCCTGCTTAATATCTTCCCGACAATCAGCCGGGAAATGCCTATGTAGCACTTCTTCGATTTCTTTGGATTTATAAAGACTTGTTATCAAATCCTGCATTTGCACCAAAGTTGCACTAAGGCAACAATATTCAAATGTTAATATTAAGTTAAAGCCCAAACACCAGCATAGCCGCATCCCTTCCGTGTTCATTCGTTTTGCCTTCCCATCCCGTTAACCGCTTAAATTCATCAGCGCTCATCTTTGTACGGTTATTTCTCGGTGCCACTTCTTCAAATGGAATTTCGTAATGCGTCAAAAATTCTTCCCATCGCTGGCAGTCACGTTTGATTGAACCGGCTCCCTGGAGTTGGTCGCGGCCTTTTTCTTTTCCGAACCATGTGCGAAGTCGGGCATCTTCGAATCGGACCAATGTTTTTTCTTCGCTACAAAACGCAAATGTGTAAATTCTGTTTTCTGCAAGTACGGCTATACTGCAATCAACAACCGAAAGCCATTTCTTCTTTGGTTGCCATATCGCAATCCCTGTATTAACACCCGGATCAATACCGATTATGTAGTCATATTTTTTGTAGTTGTGCATATTGTTTTTTCAGTTATAAAGAATTAGTTTACTACTCAAATCCTTGCCGCAATTGTTCCGGCCAAACCCTTAACCGCTAAAATCTTAGCCCTGTTTTGCAGGCTAACTTTTAGGCTTTCGTCTTTAATCCAATTTTCAGCCAATAGATTAGATAGTTTTTGGTCTTGCTCATAGCTTAATTTCCCGGTTTGCTTTACTTCGTTCAATTCTGTTATCAATGATGAACGTGCAGAATTATATAACGTGCGTTTTTCGGGGCCTGTCAGGCTCAAATAGCCATGTTCGACTAACCAGTCATACAAAGGTGTCATAATGATAACTTTATCAATCCTGCCGGCTTTTGCTTCATGTACGATTTCAACCCATTCAACCTGCCAATCAATTCGGGGTGGATCATATCCTAATAATGCAATCGGTTCTTTTACTGTTGCCGGTAAATTCTTGTATTCATTTTCCGCCCATACCCTGTAAGCCGACATAATCCGGCCAACATATTCACAGGAAAAGTTTTCATAGCACTTTGCGCCTGATTCGCCTAATTCGAGTTTATTGCTAACGGCAAGGTCGAAAGCTAAACGGATCTCATCGGGCGTATGTCGGCCAAAGTTTTTGACCAGGTAAATTTTTATAAAGTCAAATTCTACCTGAGTAGGACCATTTGCCGCCCGTATTCCAACTAACATCATTGCATACCTTAACGCGCTGCTAATATCTTCCGGTTGGCTTTTGGCTATTTTTTCGCCCCTGATAGCTTCTGAAAATGTATTATGTAAGGCCTTGCAAATATTGGTCTCTTGCTGCACTGGTGCCAAGTTTTCCGTTACCGTTTGAATTGCTTGATTTAAATTCTCCATTTTTAATTCTATTTTTTAACCAATTTCTAAAATGATTTATTTTCTTTTCACGGCTTAAGTAAGATTCTGATTCTGATTCTATTTTAAACGCTTCCCATCTTTCTGTAATTTGATCGTGTGTAATTAGTTCTCTTGTCAAAATTCTTACAAACTCAACTATTTTTCCAAAGTCAGAAAGGTTTAATTCAAATTCTAATTTTTCGCCTTTTTTTAATACAAATTCACTTTTAGCTTCATTTATATTTTCATTTTCCATATGTTCATCATATGATTTAGATATGTTTATAATATCTTTTTTGTTTTTACCGGCCCTATTTGTTCTCCTTGAATCGCTGTAATCCTTACGCTTATTGATACTTTCAGCAACCCATGTAATTTGGTAACCGCCTTCAACGGCTGTCAAAACACAAAGCAATTCTTCTACTTCATCTGGTGTGAGCCGCTTTGTGAAAAACTTTAGTTGTTTCTGTGTTATACATATGTTTCTCATATGTTCACACATAATACGGTCATATGCTACCTGAACCGACTCCGAAAGACACTGAGTGTCGCGCAAATAATCGCCTGGATAAAAAAGAAAAGCAGGGTCTTTAGCCATTTTCTTTGTAATTAGGGTTAACCATAAATCTTACTGATTTACCATTCACTATCCTGTTTGAAATAAGCCTGTAAACAGCATCCATGTGCAAATCATGTACATTTTCAACAACAAAGTGGCAATTTTCACATAGGGTTGTAAGTAAATTATTGTCGGCTTCCCACGGCTCACCTGCATATGCATTATGGTGAACGTGCAAGGTGCTTTTATCGTCACCGCAAATGGTACAAGTAAATTCATCCCGGTTTAAGATTTCTAACCGTTTTTTCTGCCAACGCGGATCGCGTAACTTTTCTGAATAAGTCATAAAATAAAAAAAGCCGGTTCAGGGGAAGTCTGATACCGGCCTGCTAAAAAATTAGCAATAAATTCAGATAGAGCTTCCCTTCAATATCTGAACCGAAACACAAATATACTACAATTTATTTTATTTTCTCCCATTCACGCTCATTTCTTCCGGTGTCACTTAGCACTTTTTTACCAGTTGGCCTAACCAATTTTAGTCGTTCCATTTCGGTTAATCGCCTGCATACTTGCTCGCCTGATAAACCTGATAACCTGGCTATGCCATCCTTGCCCATAGGAGTGCGCAAAACGTACAGAATAACCTTAAAATTGTTTGCCCTAAAGTCTATACTATTTGCCGCTTCATGGCTTGTACCAGGATCGGTATTCCTTGCAGGGTGGATAAATGGCAGTTCAATCTGTGTCATAAGATATTTTTAACTTCCATAAAATACTAACCCAATGCTTGCCACGCCCTTAATATTGTGAGCCCGCTTAAATAGTTCTTTGCGCTCATTGCGGCTCCGAAATGGCATAACCTGCATAACTCTATCTTCTGAATTGTATAGTGTTACGTTGCCCTTAGTAAGTGGCAATTCATTGCGTATTATACTGCGCCCCTGACATTCTGGAAACCTTCGCATACGTTCAATGAATCCATTGCGCTTAAGTTTGAATTGGTGTCTCATTTAGAAATCTATTGCTATTTGTTTCTTTTGTTCCACAACCGATAAACAGTTCTTTTTTGCTTGCTGGTAGTAGCTTTCCTTTAATTCGAAGCCCAATCCTTTGCGCCCCATTTTAACAGCCTGGTAAACTTCGCTACCTATCCCCATAAATGGAGTTAATACTGTATCGCCTTTGTTGCTGTATAGGTGTATTAACCTTTCGATGGTGTTTAATTGCAGCGGGCAAATGTGCTTCTCATCATTTTCTTCGCGGCCATTTCTATACCCCTGCAATGTGTTGCCATAATCAATATCCATCCAAACGGGCGAAGCGTATTTTTGCCATAAGTCAACAGGCAAATCTATATTCTTTACCGGGCTAACCCTTTCTCCATCCTTCCTGAAAATCAAAACATAATCAGGAATACCAACCCGGCTCATGGTGCTATCTTTTTTGATTTGCTTGTGAAGCAGTCCGAGCGCCTTAGTCCTTTGCATTTCAACAACTGGATCTTTCCAAATTGTTACCCGGCTGGCATAAATAAATCCCGCATCTTCGAACGCACGTAGTATCATGCCGCTAAAATCGCGCAACCCTATAAACCCTTCTTTGCCTTTCTGTATTGGCAAGTCCATGCAATGAACGGCTACATTGCGCCCCTGTATCATTACCCGGTGAAGTTCTTTAATCAGGAACCCGAACTGCGTTAAAAATTCGCTGTAATCTTTCGAGTTGCCCATATCTTCCAAATGGCTGCTGTATGTGTATAGTTCGGCAAACGGCGGGCTAAATACGGACAGGCCTACACTTTCATTTTCTACGTCCTGTATCAATTGCACGCAGTCCCCGCGCTTAATATGGAACCATTCATTCTTTTCTTCAACAGTATCATAGTTAGCTGATACCATAAGGCTATTATTCAGGTCGGCATTAATTGCCTTGCTCATTTCGTCCTGCATGATTTGGAATTGTTTTTGTTTATTATCAATGGATAGTTTCACGTTGCTCATAGTGTCCGTTGTAATCAGGTAAATATTAACTTCATTTTGCTGACCAAAACGATAGGACCTGCGGATGGCCTGATATAATCCTTCGAAGCTAAAATCTAATGATGCAAATATTTGATTACGGCAATTCTGGTAATTCATCCCGAAAGATGCAATCTTAGTTTTGCTGATTAATATTCTAAATTCATTTTTTGCAAAACCTAATAAATGTTTTTCCTTCCATTCGTTGGTGTCCGATCCTTTTACTTCAATTGCATCGGGCAGCATTTTTCTTAATGCTTCGCCTTCTTCGTTGTGCTTTATCCAAATGATAAAGTTTTCATCAGGTCGGCTATTTACAATCTCAACAACTTCTTTCAACCTTTCATTTTTAGTTGCCCGCAATTCTGCATTGAAGTTTGTTGCTGAAATAATGGCATCATTGAAAAGCGATCCATTGTCCCGCTTAGGGGTTTTTATTTGCTTCTCAATAATATTTAATGAAGGAAGATTATAACCCGGCATCGGGAACCCTATATCTTCTGGCTTATTCAGCATAATCGCCCATGTGCCAATGAACTGATAAAATAGTTTTGTGGCGTGTCCTTTCAGTCTCCATTTAGCGGTTTCGCCACCGTCATGGACAAAGTACATTGCAAGCATTTCGTTACGGCTCATAACGTCTAAAAACTCCGCATGGTTGCCTAATTCCATTGGGTCGTTAGGTGATGGGGTTGCCGTACATGCTAATTTATAAGGGGTATTTTTAAACTCATCAATGATAAGTTTCTTTGTTGCCCCTTCGAAGTTTTTAAGGATGCTGCTTTCGTCCAATACTATGCCGCCAAATTGGCTGCAATCAATGTTTTCTATTTGCTCATAGTTGGCAATAAATATTCCATTGCCAAAAACATCGGACTTTAGTTTTTCTACTTCAATATGGAATTTACGGCCTTCGCTTACTGTTTGCCCGGTTACGGCCAATGGTGCCAAAATTAAAACAGGCTTATTTGTTTTTATTGTTACCTGCTTTGCCCATTCCAATTGCATTAAACTCTTGCCCAATCCACAATCGGCAAAGATGGCATACTTCCCGGCCTTCAATGCGCGCCTAACTATAAAATCCTGAAATGGGAAAAGGCTTTTATTTAATTCTCCAGCTTCGAACCCGCTGTAAATATGTGTCTTTTGTTTTTGCTGTATAAACTCCTGATAATTCATTTTGCTTTTTGCTTTTGTAATTTTAAACAAGCACTCCCGGCCTTAGGTTTGGTCCGCTTAAATTGGATTAACCGGGAGTGCATTTGCGCGTGTCTCATTCCTTCCTATTTCATGGCTACCCCCTTTTTTGGTTAGAAATAATTAAGTTAGCGGGGCAGGATTCGAACCTGCATATACCGCGTACATGGCTTTACATCATAAGATTCGTGTAACCATCTCTTTAATTTGCGATTGCGTAACCAACTCCGCCACCCGCTAATCAGATACAAATATAATAAACTGTTTAGTTTTTCAATATTTATCTTTGCAACGTTGTTTCAATAATCATCATCCGGTGTCAAGTCGATCCTGAAAAGACTAACGATAAAAATTAAGGATAAAACGAGTAGCCCGAATATGATGGATGATAGTTTTTTCATTTGCTTTCAATTTCCATGTTTTCATTAATCTTTTCTTTGATGTCTTTTGCGCTATTTGAATGATACGCTTACGGATGATGTAGAAGATTTTGAAGGCGGGTAAACGGTGTATGTTTCGCCCGTTTCAGATTCCAAAATATCTAACCCTTTAGGGTCAACTGTCTTTAAAAACTCCTGTCTTTTTTTAAGTGCATCGGCTGCATCTTTAGCAGCCTTTTCAAGTTCGGGTAATTTGGCATCATTACATTTACTCCAGTCGTATTTTGTCGCTACTTCTGTTTTGGTGAACGTTGCCCCAAACAGGCTAAATTTCTTTTCATTGTACAATCCGGCTGCATCGGTAACGTTTTGCTGAAGGCTGATTGCCTTATCTGCATATCGGTTCTTTTTAGGGTCTTTGTTGGTGAGCATATCAACAAGGCTTTCAATGCTTTTGATTGCGCTCAATGCCTTTAGCGGGTCCATTTCTCCAGCTTCAACCGATTCAACTATGCGTGTTGCGATGTAGCCTTTATCAGCCAAAATAAAGGCATCGGTCAAATCGTGAGCGGGTATCTTATTAAGGATATTGTAGTCTGTTTCGGGCTCCCACATTTCAGGTAATTCGTTGTGTAAATCTTCGTTTTTCATTTTGCTTTGTTTTTATTATGATTGAATAGCGGCCAATAGTTTGGCTTCAATTGTTTTACTAACTTTCATCCCATCCTTTATTTTTTGGATAGTGGTAGTACCTGCTTTCAGTTTTGCAATAGCCTTATCAAGCAAATCGCCTTCATTTAACCAAGGCCTGTTATCATCGGGCTTTTGTTGCTTTTGCTGTGGTGCAGGATTGCCTTTTTTTCTGTTATCCTGTGCATCGGGGTCAATGGTATTATCTTCGATGTCAAACAGGCTCATAAGGCTGTATCGCTTGCAATAGGTATTCATCCCGCCCATTTGTTGAGTTTCGTTTGTTGCGGTTATGTTGGGCTTTGCGGTGCGTGTTTCTGTGGTCAATGATTCCCCGCTTTCAAGATCGGTTACTGTGATTTCTCCAAAATAAGAAAGTGCATCTTGCCTTAGTGAAAAGACGCAAATTATATTTGCTTCAATGCAGGCATCATTTACAATCTTACTTACTATTTCAGGAGTGAAGTAATCATAATTTGAGTACTCATTGCGCCCATCTTTTTTTAATGGATGGCTTTTTACGTGCATTCTTGCAACGGCAAGTTTTGAAAGTATATTTATCATGGCTTTATTTTTTTGGCTGGCGGTCTTCCAGGTAAATTACCCTGGCTACCAGAATGATGATTATTATTAATTCTATAAGTTGCATGTAAAATATTTAATGCGTCCCTAAATGAAATGCGTTTTGTTTGCGGCTGATACTTGCCGTGTTTGGTTGGCTTACTCATAACTGTGAGTAATTTCATCTTTACGGCTTTCTTCGCGCTCCATGCGATCTTCATTGATCAGTTCACGCCCTTCATCGTATTTTATTTGGGTGTAATCGTCATCGGATAACTCATGCACCAATGGCAGGTATTCAACTCCGGCAAGTGTATTGATTTTGGCCGTAACATCGGCAAGATGCTTGTAAAATATTTCAGGTTCGCAGGGTTTGTATGTGGGCTCTTTTAGAAAGATTTGCAGATTGTCTATACCGGATGTATTTATATAATCTAATCCAGAGTATACAAATTGTTTTTCGCTGCAAACTTTTATTGCAAGGATCGTTTTGTCGCCCATAACCGCTGCATAATAAGACGGGATAGGAATATCCATCTCAATAGGGTCGTCCTTCGTAATTTGGATTTTAACGTTTTGCGTCTTAACTTCGTTTTTCATGACATTTTGCTTTTGTTTTGTTATTAAAGGCCGCTACTAACAATAGCGGTTTTTTTGTTTTCGGTTGGATAATATTTACTCATATTGCTCATTAATTCATCATAGCAATCTCCGCTACAAACAGGCGGCTCGGAAGGTTGCCCCATGCACCCGCACTCTCTACCATCGCAGCAAAATTCTACGTATATAGGTGTGCTGCAAACTATACAAAATGCATTGTTTTCTTTTGTCATTTTGCTTATTTTTTTATGACTTTCTGATTAAATGAACCTTACCATCTGCCTGAGTTTTAATCCCGAACTTAGCCGATGGAAATGCTTTGCAGGCCAATGTGTACCTGCTTTGCTTTTCGTTGTAATCGTTTTTAATTACAATAAATTCACCTACTTCTAATTTCCGTACCGCATCGGAAAAGCTATTTTTTATCTTTCGGTATGCTTGAATTTTTGCCATGTTAATATAAATTGTTTAGGCAAAGGTAGGTAAATGGTTTAGATTAATTTTGAAAATTTGCCCGGTGATTAGCCGGGCTAAATTAATTAAATACCTTTCACAATTGCGTTATAGGCTTCATTAACTGAATTGTAGGTAATTGGCCTTTTTACGCACGCTCCAATATTGGTAACCAATATATTACCAGTGTTCATTGAGATTTGTACTTTGTACAGCCTTCTTTCAATTGCTTTAATTTTTTGTTGCTTATTCATGTTTTTTGCTTTTGTTACACAAAGATAACTAAACCATTTAGTTTACCAAATTTATTTTTAATTTATCTTTGAAACATTGTTGCATAAAAAAACCACCACGTTATGTGATGGCCTTTATGTTGTCTATCAAAGCAGGGACTCCCAGAAATTCAAAACAAATATAAGTCAATAGTTTAAGAAAAATATAAATCAGCTTCAGCCTTGCGCCTGCGTGTTAACCCGCGCAAAACTTTGCCGCCTGCTTTATCCCATTTCATAAATTCGTCACGTATGGTTGGATCTGACGGATTTAATAATACTTTCTTTTTTAATGTGCTTTTGTTCCATGCACCTAACCCCAGGTTAAATGCAAATGATACCAACGCTTCTACCTGATTTGGCTTCAATGTATCAGGCAAGGCCATTGCGGCACTCCTGCGGTCTATTTCTATTTGCAGGTATTGTTCCGCCTGATCTTGCGTTATCTTGTCTCCTTGCGCCACCTTTCGCCCATTTGGATGTATTGTTGATCCGTAGCCAATTGTCCAAACCTTTGCCGGGCATAGGTATGATTCCAAAAAACACCCTTCAAACTCTTTAATTATATTCATAACGGTTCTTTTATTTTATCCCTTAAAATGAATCCGACAATCATAGCCGAAAAGCCTTTTATTAATTCAAATATCA